GTGAGAGTTCGAGTCTCTCCATCCGCACCAATAAGAAAGAAGTTATGCTAAAGAAGATTTGGTCTATTCTGTTACCATTTACTGTCATAGTTAACTTCGGTTTAGCTATTAGTAATCTTATGTCTACTAGATCAAATCATCAAATGTTGATAGAGCTTACTACTAAAAAATAGGAGGACTATATGCGTGATCGTGCGTTTCGTCGTTTCCAGGAAATCAAAAAGAAGAAATGGGTTGTTAAGATCTTTTCTCCTTGGCGACCTCTTGATGAATCTTCGATAGGACAGTTAGCTCATACTCCACACAATTGTTCTTGTCATATGTGCGGCAATCCTCGCAAGCACTGGAACGATAAGACGATGCAAGAAAAACGCATCGACCAATACGAATACGAATAACGCTGCTATCGTCTAGTGGTAATACACATCCTTGGTACGGATGAGATGGAAGTTCGATTCTTCCTAGCAGCACCAATTTGGGTCTAGAGCATGAACGGTGTATGCAGTCGCCTCTAAAACGAACTATCTGGGCTCGAGTCCCAGTAGGCCCACCAATACTAACAAGGAGAACTACAATGAGCGATAACTCGTAGATTACTGGTCCACCCTAAATTGATCTTTCAACATAAACAACTTGAAATCAATTTAGGAGAATAAAATGTCTGTAGAACTTAAAGTAAAATCTAAACATCTTTCTGAAGAAGCTCGTATCATTCGTTTTGAAGAGCGTAAACAACTCAAACAATATCAGTGGGGATTGAAACAATGGCATGCTGCTGGAAACAATGGTATGTATCCTCGTTGGGATGATAAAGCGTTCAGCGCTTATTATTCATTGAATCAACATCGTAAATGGGATGTTCGTAATGAAAATCGTGCTACCTTTCTTGCTCGTGCTTATATTGCTGGCGTGCCTTATACATCAGTCGAACAAAAGCGTAAGCCTGAAAACGAGTCATACTTTCAAATCTTAACCTTACCTCGTATATGGGCTATGGTAGCAAAATACGGTAAGCAAGATGGTGATCGGATTTGGAATCGTGAGAAAAATAAACATGAAGCAACTGCAGTTTTGAAACAAAAAATTCAGCAGTGGTGTGAATTGCCTGCATAAATAAAACGAAGGTTTGCCAGTTTCCTTAATAACTGGACCATATTCATGCGGGTGTAGCTCAGTGGTAGAGCGCTATCCTTCCAAGTTTGATGTCGTGGGTTCGACCCCCATCGCCCGCTCCAAATTAAAATCGAACTTCTCATATATACATAAATAGGTATAGGTGGGGAGTTCGATTAATGCAATGTTTAAATTGTAAAACAGAAACAACTAATGATAAATTTTGCTGCAGACAATGTTCAGCAGTATATAACAATACAAATAATCATTGGCGAAGCAAAATAGTTAAAGTCGTAAAGACATGTTTAAATTGTGGTGCAGTCTGTAATAACAAATATTGCAATACACATTGTCAAAAAATGTATGAAGCAAAAAGTAAAATAGCTGATAATACAGTTTCTTCTCATACTATTAAATGGTTTTTGATTAACACTATAGGGAATATCTGTTCAGTTTGTAATATCACTGAATGGAATAATAAACCTATTTCGATGGAACTTGAACATATTAATGGCAATTCAGATGACAACACATTAGAAAATTGTTGTTTAATATGTCCTAATTGTCATAGTCAAACATCGACATATAAAGCTAAAAATAAAGGTAATGGCAGACATACAAGACGTCTGCGTTATCAAGAAGGTAAAAGTTATTAATTCACGCTAGTGTGGCTCAGCGGCGACAGCACCTCTCTTGTAAGGAGGCATACCACACCGGGGGTTCGAGTCCCTCCACTAGCACCATTTAAACACATAAATAATTCAAAAGGAGTTATTTTATGCTGTCATTTTCCACCTTCCTAAATGAACATATCTTGTCTATCGGATTTAACCCAGCGCATGAAAAGCTGCGTGAAAAACATAGACAAGAAATTCACGACATGATCCGTAAGTCATATGAATCCGAAAAGGGCTACGGCGGACACGCTTCAGGATCAGAAGATGAATCTAAAGAAATCCATGATGCTATATCTAAATCTAATATCAAAGCGGTAAGACGCGATGGTAAAATTACTGCTGTCAACTTGTATAAGGATCAGCATGGACGCAAGTCAATTGCATCTGCACAAAATGGCACAGAACAAGGTAAGAAAGATTGGTATAAGTTAAAACATGAAGATCATACTCAGAAAAGAGCTTGGGGTGAAGTATCGCATAAAGTCCTACACATCCAAAATAAAATGGGTGTACCAAAGATACCTTCTTCGAGAGCTAAAGAATTACTTGGAAAAGACGTAACACCTACACCGGGTGACGAGCATGAATATTCGCGCAAAATTGGCAAAGAAGTTTATCAAAAAACTATGATGGGTCACCCAAAAACCTCTTGACATCTTTTGTGATTAATCGTATATTGTATGTAAGGAGTGATATAAATGAAGAAAATTGTAGTATACTTTCACGGATATGGATCGTCGGCAAATACCGATAAGGTTCAACAATTGCGTGATGCAGAAATTGAAACCTATTCGTGGGACATTGATGTTAATCCGGATGTGTCAATTGAAGTCTTGATGAAAAAAATTGATGACATGTTGATGGATGAGATGCATGAACCTGCACGAATCTTCTTTGTGGGCACTTCACTCGGTGCGTGGTATGCTTCTTTGTTGGGTAATCTTTATGGCATCAAAACTATTCTGATCAATCCATCATATAATCCTAAAGAATCACTTGCAAAGTATGGTGTTGATCGTAGTATCCTTGAGAACTATATGATCGGGATTGACTTTCATCCTACGCAAAAAGTATTCATCGGGACTGCAGACGAAGTAATCGACTTCAGTGATGTTGACTTTAACGGTGCAGATGTAACTTATATTGAAGGTGGCGATCATCGGTTCAATAAAGAGTTTCATCATGTGATTAATTATATTAAGGATTTTAAATGAAGATAGGATTTACTTGTTCAACCTTTGATTTGTTTCATGCAGGTCATGTTGCAATGCTTGAAGAAGCTAAACAGCAATGTGATTGGTTGATTGCAGGTATTCAAATTGATCCTTCGCTTGATAGAACTGAAAAGAAAAAACCAGTTCAATCGCTAATCGAAAGACAAATTCAAGTTCGTGGATGTAGATATGTTGATGAAACAATTGTATACGGATCAGAAAATGATTTGTATGATTTACTAACGACAGTTCCTATTGATATTCGAATACTCGGTGAAGAGTATTACAATAAAAAATTCACTGGAGATGATCTTCACATGGAATTTTACTTCAACAAAAGACGCCATAAATTCAGTAGCACTGAATTGAGGCAACGTGTTCATAAAGCTAATGGAGAAATAAAGGTGTAACTATGTTTACTCAGAGACAAATCGAAGAAATAGTCGACTTGCTTATCACTCTTGACACATCAACCAAAGTATATCTAGGTTGTGACTCAGTGAGATTCATGAGAGAAGGTCGCTGGCACGCAAGATACGCAACAGTTGCTATCATCCACAAAAATGGCAAGCATGGTTGCAGAATCTTCAGCAATGTTTCTATCGAAGCAGATTACGATCTGAAGAAGAACCGTCCGAAGATGCGTATGATGAATGAAGTCTCTAAAGTATGTTCACTTTACACACAACTAGCTCCGTTCATTGATGAATATGACATTGAAATTCATCTTGACATTAACACCGACCCAAAGCATGGATCAAACTGCGCTGCAAACGAAGCAGCAGGTTTTGTTCTAGGTATGACTGGTATCGAACCAAAACTGAAACCAGATTCATGGGCAGCATCATTCGGTGCTGACGGTGTTGCTCACGGCAGAGGATATAAAGCAGTTGCCTAAATCGCCGATCTACAGGGGTGCAGGTAACCTCAATATGAAGGGTAAAAAGACTATGCGTATGCGCTGTGGGTGTTGCAGCGCATACGACTTTCGTGATGATGAGTTGAAGAAAGAGCACAAAAAAGAAATGGATCATTGGGTGAGTGGCTTAAACCAGCGGTTTGCTAAACCGTCGAACCTGTAACAGGGTTCCGCGAGTTCGAATCTCGCATGATCCGCCATAACTAATAGGATTTGTGATGCAAAGCATATATTATGACCCTCTTATGAGATCATCATGGACTGATGAACAACTAAATCTAATTCGTGATTTGCGTAAGATTAAAGCACAGCAAGAAGGTAATCCTTTGCTGTCTAAAATTCATCGCAAAGAACATCAACGTTTTGTTAAAGCTTGCACTATTTTAATTGAGTATTTTTATGGCACAGGAAGATTTACTAAACGCAGTTCACATACTGATTTTCCTGAAGAACTTGAACCTTATATGTACTATGCTCTGAGTTTGCTTTAATACATAAAACGTCTATATCAAAAGGGTTCCGCGAGTTCGAATCTCGCATGATCCGCCATATAAATAAAACGTCTATGCCAAATGGGTAGACACATAACAACCTTGCTTTAAGAAGGAAACTAACATGACAAACACCGTATTTGATACGTTTTTCAAGCAATTCCCATCCACAATCGGTTTTGATGGAATGGTGAAACAACTAGACGATATGCAAAAATCATTTGCAAAAACTGTCACATATCCCCCATATAACGTAAAGAAAATTGACGAAAACAAGTATGTCATTGAGTTGGCAGTTGCTGGTTTCGGCAAACAAGACATTGAAGTTGAGTTGAAGGAAAAAGTCCTTAGCATCAAGGGCAATGTCAATTCGGATCAAAATGATGATCCGCTATATCTTTACAGGGGTATCGCCAATCGTGCGTTTACTCGCCAATTTACAATCGCAGACACAGTTGAAATTCAGAATGCTGAACTCATGAATGGTATGCTAAAGATTTGGCTAGAGAATTTGACCCCTGCTCCTAAGTCTCGTAAAATCGAAGTCACAGAACAGAAGGAACGCAATCTATGATTGGTAGATTATTTTTGTTAATGAGACAAATTTTCCATCGCAGATCTGAATATGAACAGATGGAAGAATATTTAAGTCAAGCAGAAAACAATGTCCATCTTGAAATTCTACAAAAGAAATGGGACTTGGGCTATAGACCATAATAAAGAAAGGGAGCTTCGGCTCCCTTTTTGCATTTCTGCTTGACATAATTACATTATCGTCGTATAATGTAAGTGTAACCTATTGGAGATAACATGAAGTTCTATACCTCAGTCAACCTTGTTCGCAATAATATTCTACTTCGTGGGTATGACGATGGCAAGCGTATTCAAGAATCTATCCCGTATGAACCTTTTTTGTTTATAACTTCACAGAAAAATAATGCCAAGTATAAGACACTCGATGGTGATCCAGTTGATCGTATTGACTTCGGTTCACCTTCTGAAGCACGAGAGTTTCTAAAGACATATAAAGATGTGAATGGCATGACTGTTTATGGCTTCGACCGTTTTCAGTATTCATACATCTATGAAGCATACCCAGGTGAAATTCAATACGATCCTGATCTAATCAATGTTCTGAATATCGACATTGAAACGCCGACCGATCAGGGTTTTCCTGATATGCAGAAGGCAGAAGTTCCCGTTACTGCAATCACTATGAAGTGTCGAGACGAGTATATCGTTCTCGGGTTGCAAGAGTATGAGTCGAAAGATCCTAAAGTCAAATACATTCTATGCAAGGACGAGTATGCGTTGCTGTCGAATTTCATCAAGGTATGGAATATGCCTTCATGGAATCCTGATATTGTGACAGGATGGAACATTGAGTTCTTCGATATTCCATACCTTGTCAATCGTATCACAAAACTATTCGGTGAGCGTGAAGCGAAGAAGTTGTCGCCTTGGGGTATCCTAGAAGAACACGAGATCGAGAACCGTGGTCGCAAACAGCAGGCATTCCGTCCTATGGGCGTTGCTGTGCTTGATTATGTGCAACTGTATAAGAAGCACACATATGTAAAGCAAGAGACTTATAAACTAGATTACATTGCACAAGTCGAGCTAGGTGAACAGAAACTCGATTACAGTGAATATGATTCTTTGTATGACCTGTATATCAAGAACCATACTAAGTTTATTGACTACAACATTCATGACGTTAAACTCGTGTCGATGCTTGATGATAAATTGAAGTTGTTTGAACTTGTGTATGCACTTGCATATGACGCAAAGGTTAACTATGAAGATACATTTGCATCAGTTAAACCATGGGATGTGATCATACATAATTATTTACTAGAAGATAAAATAGTCATTCCACAATTCAGTCCTCGAGCACCTGACCGTGATCTTGCAGGTGGTTACGTTAAGGAACCTAAACCTGGGTTGTATAAGTGGGTTGTGTCTTTCGACTTGAACTCACTGTATCCTCACTTAATCATGCAGTATAACATTTCGCCGGATACATTCATCACTCGGTTGATGCATGACTTCTCTGTTGACGAATTATTGAATGGCGCACTTGATGATATTCGAGATGAGTTTGAATCTAAAAATTGTGCAATTGCAGCGAACCTGTGCTTGTATGATAAAAAGAAGCGAGGATTCCTCCCTAAACTCATGCAGAAGATGTATGACGACCGAGTTGTTTATAAAAAGAAAATGATCGAATCAAAGAAGGAATACGAGGCAACTAAATCTGTGCAAGCGTCAAAGGATGTTGCTCGTTACCATAATATGCAACAGGCAAAGAAGATTCAGTTGAACTCAGCTTATGGTGCACTCGGCAATCAATACTTCCGTTGGTTTGATATGAACCACGCAGAAGCAATCACGCTATCAGGTCAGTTGTCTATTCGCTGGATGGCAAACAAGATGAATGGTTACCTAAACAAATTATTTAAAACTACTGGAGAAGATTATGTCATTGCTTGCGATACGGACTCGATGTATGTTAATTTTGATCAACTGGTGCAGTTGGTTTTTGCTGGAAGAAGTGAAGCTCCGAGTGATCTTGAAATCACCCGATACATGGACAAGGTATGTAAGGAGAAGATTGAGCCTTTCATTGATAGTTGTTACCAAGAGCTTTCTGTATATGTTAATGCATTTGATCAGAAGATGACAATGAAGCGGGAAGCAATCTCGAATAAGGGAGTGTGGACCGCAAAGAAACGATATATTCTAAATGTGTATAACCTTGAAGGTGTCGAGTATGCAACTCCCAAACTCAAGATGCAAGGTATCGAAGCAGTTCGTTCTTCAACACCATCAGTTGTGCGAACTGCAATTCATGATGCACTTGAAATTATCATGAATAAAGATGAAAAGGCATTGCATAAATTCATTGACGAGTTTCGTGACAAGTTCAAAACATTGCCATTCGATGAAGTCGCATTCCCTCGTGGGTGTAATGGATTGAGTAAATACAAAGATGCAACGCTAATTTATAAGAAGGGAACACCTATTCAAGTTAAGGGTGCGCTTTTATTCAATGACTTCCTAGAGAAGAGAGGATTGTCAAAGAAATATTCGCCGATCTATGAGGGTGATAAAATCAAGTTCGCTTATTTGAAAATGCCCAACCCGTTGCATAATCCTGTCGTGTCGGTTCCTGATGAACTACCCAAGCAATTAGGTCTACATAATTACGTTGACTATAATATGCAGTTTGAAAAATCATTCCTTGATCCTATTCAAACAATTCTAGATGCAATTGGTTGGCATTCAGAAGAAACAGTAACAATCGAAGATTTCTTTTCATGAGGAAAATATGACAGACCACACACCAAAACTAAACGAATATGACTTTGGGTTTTCGTTCACAAGTGCTGAAGAGATAGCACCCACAGACAAAGTGCAGGGGATTTACAATATGATTCTTCCCCTGCTAAACAACCTACAAGCAAATCCTGAAAAGGAAATGATACACTGGCCCGACCGTGTGAAAAAAATTGAAGCATTCAAAGCAAAACTGAAAAAATATATTGATCAATGAAAAATATGTGTTATACTAAATAATACAACACAGGAGGCATAATGTCATCACTACGAGAAAAATTAATTAGAAACAGCACAATCGCGTTCACTGCTACTTTAGAAGATAGCAAGATTTACACGAAGAAGGATATGATCCCGACTCATATTCCTATGATTAACGTTGCACTATCAGGTTCAGTTGATGGCGGGATTACACCCGGCATTACAATGCTTGCAGGTCCATCGAAACACTTCAAGACAGGTTTCGCATTGTTATTGGGATCTGCATTTCTAAAGAAGTATAAGGATGGTATGATTCTATTCTATGACAGTGAATTTGGCACACCGCAAGAATATTTCAAGTCATACGGTATTCCATTTGATTCTGTTATTCATTCTCCGATTACTGATATTGAAGAACTAAAGTTCGACATCATGCAGCAATTGAAAGAATTGAAACGTGATGATCACGTTATGATTATCATTGACTCAATTGGCAATATCGCTTCAAAGAAAGAAGTCGAAGATGCGCTTGATGGTAAATCAGTTGCGGATATGTCTCGTGCAAAGCAATTGAAATCATTGTTTCGTATGATTACACCGCATATGACCTTGAAGGACATCCCGTTAGTTGCAATCAATCATACCTATAAGGAAATTGGTTTGTATCCTAAAGACATCGTGTCGGGTGGTACAGGTTCATATTACGGCGCTGACAATATATGGATCATTGGACGTCAACAAGACAAGGAATCAAGTGGTGAAATTTCAGGTTATCACTTTGTGATTAATATCGAGAAGTCACGCTATGTCCGTGAGAAGTCAAAGATTCCGATCACTATTTCGTTTGACGGCGGCATCAATCGCTGGTCGGGATTGTTCGACCTTGCACTTGAAGGTGGTTATCTCACAAAGACAAAGCAAGGTTGGTATGCACTTGTTGACAAGACAACCGGTGAAGTAGAAGAAAAGAATATGCGTGCTGGCGATATTGCAGATAACAAAGATCTGTGGGTGAAGATGTTCAAAGAGACAGATTTTGCTGCATGGATTAAGAGTCACTATTCGTTGTCAACGGGTAGTTTAGTATCAGCAGATGATTATGAGGTAGAAGTAGGTAATGCGGATTGAAACAACTATTCTTTCACATCTCGTTTATAACGAAGAATTTGCAAGAAAGACAATCCCATTCCTGAAGTCAGATTATTTTTCTGACCCGACTGAAAGAGTTATCTACGAAGAAATAGACACTTACATCAAGAAATACAACGCCTTCCCATCAAAGGAGGCGTTGACTATTGATTTGTCAGCGCGTGATAACTTGTCCGAAGATCAGTTTGTAGCAAGTCAGCGTTATGTTGACGCGCTGCATCCCGATGCGGATACGCAAAATGAATGGTTGTTTGATCAGACAGAGAAGTTTTGTCAGGATAAAGCAATCTATAATGCAATCATGAAAAGCATCGGGATTCTCGATAATAAAACTGGAGAAGTATCAAAAGGTTCTATCCCACAGATTCTTTCAGATGCACTAGCAGTATCGTTTGATACAAGTATCGGCCACGACTTCCTGGATGATTATATACCTCGTTATGAGTTCTATCACATGAAAGAATCTCGTATTCCTTTTGACTTGGAATTCATGAACAAGATAACAAAGGGTGGGTTGCCTAATAAGACACTTAATATCGCACTTGCAGGTACTGGTGTAGGTAAGTCATTGTTCATGTGTCATTGTGCTGCAGGCAATTTGTTGCAAGGCATAAATGTTCTGTATATCACAATGGAAATGTCAGAAGAACGTATTGCAGAACGTATTGACGCAAATATGCTTAATACACCTATTGATGAATTGGAATTACTTCCTAAAGATGTGTATGAGAAGAAGATTCTAAAGTTGCAATCAAAGACAACCGGTAAGTTGATCATCAAGGAATACCCAACTGCATCAGCAGGATCTGCAAACTTTCGTCACTTGTTGAATGAATTGAAGATCAAAAAGAACTTCAAACCACAGATAATTTATATCGACTATTTGAATATTTGCGCTTCATCAAGAATCAAGATGAGTTCAAGTATCAATTCATATACTTACATCAAAGCAATCGCAGAAGAATTGCGAGGACTTGCAGTTGAGTTCAATGTTCCTATTGTATCAGCAACGCAAACTACTCGTTCAGGTTATGGTTCATCTGATGTTGATCTAACTGATACATCAGAATCATTTGGTTTGCCTGCAACTGCTGACTTGATGTTCGCTTTGATCTCTACTGAACAACTGCAGGATCTAAATCAGATCATGATCAAACAGTTGAAGAATCGTTATAATGATCCATCTATGTTCAAAAGGTTCGTAGTAGGGGTTGACAGAAGCAGAATGAGGTTGTATGATGTAGAACAGTCTAGTCAAGATGATTTACTAGATAGTGGCGTAATGGATAAAACTGAGTTCGGGCAACGAGATTCCGCAGAGGGTTTCGAGGAAGAAACAAAGTTTATCTCGAACTTCAAAAAGAAAATGAACACTGACAAATTCAAAGGATTTAAATAGAATGGGCTACAAGGTTGTGCAAACTGCTATTCTGCGTGCTGGTGAAGTTACTCCTGCTTGGGAGATTGTTGAAAAGCGTCCTGCATTCAGCGAGGATGTGACAGTTAAAGTGTTGCAAGATGAAGACACTGCAAAAAAAATGTCAAAAAATTTGAATTTTGGGCATGGATTTGATGGCTGGACACCCAATTTCTTTAACTTACAATACAATGTTGTATAAATAAAGCATTGATTGATCATGGTGATCAATCCACAACCATCTGACACTTTGCGTTTATCGCAAGCGGCAAGAGTGCTAATTTAGCATGAAGGAATAGTTGAGGTCGCCCATATGGGCTAGTGGGGTTCTACTTAACAGTGTCTAAAGGGGTCCTTCGGGGCCCCTTTTTTTTGGTTGACAATATTCTTTCTTTATCATATAAATGTTCATGTAATCAATGAGGACGCTATGAACATTTTCTACATCTCCCAAGATCCTATTCAAGCAGCACAGTGGATGGTTGACAAGCATGTTGTCAAGATGATCCTCGAGTCAGCACAGCTTCTGTCAACAGCACACCGAGTGCTTGATGGCAAAGAGTGGGTTGATGCATCGTCCGGTCGTCGTATCAAACGCTGGGAATTGGGTGATGGTCGTGAGTCAGTCATGTATAAAGCGACCCATATCAACCATCCGTCAGCAGTATGGTGCCGTCAATCAATTGAAAACTACCTGTGGCTTGTCGAGCATTTCCATGCGTTGCTTGACGAATACACCTATCGCTACAACAAGAAACATAAGTGTCATGAGATGTTGTATCTTTTGCAATCACCGCCATTGAACCTCAAGGAATGGGATGCTACTCTTATGCCATGCGCTATGCCTGACGAATATCAAACTTCAGCTGATCCCGTCGAGAATTATCGCAACTATTATCGTGTAGGTAAGGCTCGTATGCACAAATGGACTGGGCGCTCCGCACCCGATTGGATTTGATAAATATATAAAACAATCAACACATGGAGTATTTAATGCTTAGTTTTATCGGATTTTTAACTGAAGCTGCTGATGGAATGGTGGGAACTATTGGCTCAGATGGAAAAGGTAAAAGACATACAAAGAATTATGTTATGGATTATCTTTCTGCCGAAGGCCGCAAAAAGACCGCACAAAGTTTTGCACAGCATGGCGGTATGGGTGATGTAGGAACAGGTGATGGGAGTCTTCACACAGGCGAAGCTACACACATACTAAAAACTGCACAAAACGGTCATCCCGCAGGCACAAAAGTTAAAATAACCCATGCAACTGCAGATGACAAAGGTGC